CGCCAGACATATATAATTTTCTAAGATCTTCTTTAAGATCGGTTGATAAAGATATACCTGTATATTTAAGAGCAACAGGTAATCCAGGTAATGTTGGATCACAGTGGGTTAAAGAAATGTTTGTAGAACCTTCTGAACCAAATACAGCTTTTAGTGTAGGGATAGATACACCTAATGGAAAGAAGTATATAACTAGAAGGTTTATACCAGCTAAGTTACAAGACAATCCTTACTTGATGCAGACTGATGATTATTATATTATGCTTGCATCTTTACCTGAAGCACAACGTAAACAGTTTTTAGATGGAGATTGGGATGCCTATGAAGATTCAGCATTTCCAGAATTTAGCAATGAAACGCATGTTGTTGAACCTTTTGAGATACCTAATGGATGGTATAAGTTTCGTGCTGCTGACTGGGGTTATTCTTCTCCTGCTTGTGTTTTATGGTTTGCTATTGATTACAATAATAATATATGGATTTATAGAGAATTATATACAACCAAAGTTACAGCAGATAACTTTGCACAACAAGTAATTAATTTAGAGAATGGTGAATATATTCACTATGGTGTATTAGATGTTAGTACATGGGCAAAAAGAGGTGATGTTGGTCCTAGTATTGCAGAGACAATGATACAGCAAGGATGTAGATGGAGACCATCAGATAGATCACCTAAAAGCAGAATTAATGGTAAGTTAGAAATACACAAACGATTAAAAATTATAGATAAAGAGCCAGGTATAAGAGTATTTAAAACGTGTAAAAATTTAATTAGAACTTTAAAAACTTTACCAATTGATGATAAGAATCCTGAAGACGTAGATACTAATGCAGAAGATCACGCATATGATGCATTACGTTATGGTTGTATGAGTAGACCTATGCACCCTAAATTTGCACAAAGATTTAGACCATCATTTGAAAATAGTTTTGAAACAGCAGATAGTAAATTTGGGTATTAGTATGAACAGAGTTACAAGACAAGTGTTATCACATAT